GGAATTAATACCCCGGTCCAGTTGGTGCTCTGGTTATTTTGAGTCACTGGAATGGCATGGCTTTGATAATACTGATTCGGTGCAGCTGCAGGCTTGAACGTGATATTCAAACTTACAGTGCCGGCTGGCGCCGCTGCAGTCCATTGGATTAAGCCACGCTGATAATCAATCGTGCCAACCTGAGTACCTTGCGTATTCTTAAGCAACCCACCCTGATCGGTAATCTGCTGGCCTTGTAATGTGAAAGCCACACTGGATGGAATCACTGCTGAACCGATATACAGGTTCTGACTCACTCCAATAGTCATGCCGGGATAATTGACGGTGATCGTACCTTCATTACCCGCGACCAGCACCACGCTTTCACCTGCAGCGTTCACATCAATGATCGGTGTTTCGGTCTGGGCCGATGGAATCAGCTGGGCAAAGATACTTTTCGCATTGACCGTAAATTCACCCACGTTCGCATCAGATGCTAATGCAGTCGATGAATAATACAGACCAGTATCAGCAACAATGGTATCGCGGATGATGGTTTTTGATGGATTGCCTGCATACCACTGCCGTGCCGATAAACCGACAAAATCAACTTCCAGAGCATCATTGAGTGAGTAAGTAGCAATCTTGTATTCCACGTTTTTGCCATCCACTACCATGATGGCAGTGCGAGTCTCAACTTTTGTGATGCGAACATACTGTTCACGCTCTAAAGCTTTACCTTCATCACTGATCAGGACAATCGTGTCACCTACTGACGACTCAGTTTCTTGCGGAAACATGGCCACTTGCAGTGATGACATCCCCTGCCAATGGGTATCGAGTGGTGTGCCAGCAATCTGCCCGCCTTTGGCTAGATAGTTTTCTACCCGGTTTTGAGCAGACTGACGTTCATCCGTCCAGTTTTTGGTGCTGAACAATAATGCTGATACGTTTGGATCCTTTGGCAGCTCAGATATAAAGATCGTTGCACCCATCAATAGATCAGTATCTTCAGTGGTGACCATTGGGAAGACCTTGCGCATGGAGACATCACCCATGGTTCGATCCATTTCCGAAACATCATTAAACAGGTTGTTGCTGATGCCATCCTGAACCACGACACCGGAATATTTACCACCGCCATCAGGGTTATCAGTCAAGCGTTCAGATTTGACAATCACTAAATCCTTGGTTTCAATCGCCATCGTTTAGCTCCGTAAAGCGTAAGGTCACATTAAAATAATCATCCAGTGATACCGCTGGAATTCCTTTCACCGGTGAGGCCTCTAAAGCCCCATCCTGGTGGTTAAATTTGACGGTGAATTGCCGGCTATCATGTGGTTGTTCAAACTGCAGTCTGAAATTTTCACCTTGCAGCTTGGACCATTCCAAAACAGTCCGCAGTTCACGCAGCTTGATCCAGCCCATCTGTGGATCAGCCGGTTGCAAGGTGATTAGCCGACCAGACTTCTTTTTGCCTTCCTGAATATGCAAAGTGCCATCCATTGCATAGCCTTTATTCTGTTCAATGGCCTTCCATGAAAATTCATCAGGCCATAAAAAACCGTCCTCTAATGGGACGGTTTCTGATGTTGCTAAGCGAATGAGTTTCATGTTGATTTCGCTATACCTTTTAATTGGTTTACAAGGCTGGTCATCACATCCTTTTGGCTTGCATCGCCTGTAAGGGATAGGGTTTGACCTCCGAATTGAATGTTGTAATTCACACTATCACCACCCTTACCATAATCTTTAGTTGATGGTACGGAAGGGATAGACGGCGCATAGTCGTTCAGGCTACTAAATCCAATTGATCTACCATTCTTACCAACATACTGCTCCAGCCGTTCGATCTGCTCCATAACATACATCGCATTACCAAGAGCCTTTTGGTTATCGTAGGCAGTGGTCCCATACTTTCTCTTCACCCACTCATTCGAAGCTGATTTGTAATAACCACCCGCCACTGGTTCAGCGTCCTGGAAGAGCTCTTTAGCTTTTTGTTTAACATCACCTTCATAACCAATATCCTTAAGTCTCTGTTCAATTTCTTCAACAGAAAGCCCGTGTTTAGCGGTTGTTCCGGTTTTGGATGCCTTCATCTTGCCCTGAGAAGCCATAGCTGCTTCCGTTGCTTTGCGAGCTTCTTCCCATGCTTCAGTAGTATCGTTACCTGCTCTAACGCCTCTACGACCTAGATCATCAAAGCCATCACCTGCATTACCTGTGGCATTGCGAACACGGTGTAAGCTTTCTTCCACAGCGTTATTGGCTTTCACTGAAACTTGGCCGGTTTCACTTACCTGGATCGATAAACCTAGTGAGGCAGCTTTGGCATTTGCTGCAGCAATACTTTGAGCATCACCCGAGGCATACGCCAGCTGAATTGTCTTTTCATAAGCCTTTTGAAGATCCGCTTGAGTAGCCTGGCCACTCTGGCGTACTGTTTCAAAATCAGCCAATGCCATTTGAGCTGACAATCGAAGTTGCTCTTTGGTTTTAATGCCAAGCCGCTCGAAAGCCCTTCCTGTTTCATCCAAAACATCAGGTAGTTCAGAGGTGGCTCTCTTTATTGCAACAATACCCAATTCAACCTGCTTGGTTGAGAACACACCCTGCGCTTCAAACTCACGCATCTTGGCATTTGCCGCATCAATCTCAGCTTGGCTTTTCGCCTTACTAAGCCACTCTTCCCATGCTTGGTAAAGAACATCACCAGCCTGTTTACCGGTATACCCTGCCTCACCCAACTTAGTCTTAAGCCCATCCAGTTCATTTCCAGAACTAGAAAAAGACTTAGAAACCTTGTTTAGCGAAACATCCAGATCTACACCAAATAGCTTGGCAGCGGCAGATGCTCTTGAATACGCTGTTTCAGCCACCTGACCGGATCCAGTATTAGCCTTATTGAGTTCAGCTATACGTAAATCACGGTTTTGGGCTAGCTCAGCTTCTTTGGTATTAATGGCATTAATTGAAGCTTGAGCGGATGCTAAGGCATTTAGATCACCAGTCTTCTTGGCTTGCTCAATCTGTTGTTCCAGGAGTGCACGTTCAGCTGCAGCCTGTTTCTGATAAGCCAGATATTCCTCATCGGCTTTCTTAACATTCTCCTTGGCCAACTTGAGAGCTTCTTCTTTTTTGGCAGCGCTTTCAGCAGCCTGTTCTGCACTCAGGCCAGCCTGAACACTAACCTTTCCAGCTTCATCCATAGTAACGATGTAGCCTTTGGTTAATAGATCGGCCTGCATCACGCCGTCCATGACACCACCATTGGCCTTGATAGCAGCCTCGGCATAATCCTGAGCAGAAGCCAGCATATCCTTATCTAATGCGGCTTTATTGGCTGCATGCTCCTTTTCGCGGCCCTCCAGTTCATTAGATTTTTGAATGATTGCATCAATGGTCGACTGGTTGCCATCCTTACGAGCCTGATTTAACTGCGCATCGATAGCAGCACGTTCGCCAGCCAAATCTTTGGATTTTTGGGTAAATTCTTGATTCTGCTTTACTAGTTCTGAAAAGGTGGCATTGTTGCTCTGCAGGGATTCTTGGTTTTTCTGATCTTGGGTCTTTCCAATGTCTTCAATAGCAGCAATACCTGCAGATTTAAAGCCCATTGCACCAGCAGTTGCACGGTCATAATAATCCTGTGCTTTCTTGGCCATTGCATCCATATCTGCAATAGCCTGATCCTTGGCATCGCCCCATTTGAAATTGGCTTTAAACCCTATCCATGCAGCACCAACATCATAAAACACGCCAGCAAGCAGGTTGGCAACTATACTAATTGCTTCAAAACCATCACCAATGAATCCAAATACTACATTGAGAGCCTGCAAGGCTTTGGTGAAGCCATTAGTCTTATCTGTTGCTGTATCTATGCCGCTTTCAAAATTAAATATTGCTCCAAGCAACGTATCAAGCTGGTCTACGGCGATTCCAATTCCATTGCCTAAAGAACCAGACATGGACTGAATAGTCTCGTAGGTAGTGCTTAATGCCTCTTTAAGTGCCTCAATTGTGGCTGGATCGATTTTTTTAAGCTGATCCCCTACCCAGATAAAGCCTTCACCAATATCTTCGAGTATGGTCTCTATCACATCCATATTGTCAGCAAGAGTAACCAGCCATTGCGCCACAGTTGCGGATGCGCCGTTTGCTTGGTCCATCGTGCCAATCAGGATCTGCCACTGTGTAGCGATTCGCTGTAAGGCATTGCTAATGGTGGTTGGGAACTTAGCATAATCGGCTTCAATTGCAGAGGATTGGCTTTGTAATGCCTTAATGACCTTCTCGGCTGACAGTTCGCCATTCTCAGCCATCTTACGCAGTTCACTAGTGGTAACACCTAATGACTGAGCTAAGGCCTTAGAGATGCCCGGAGCCTGTTCCATGATCGAGTTGAACTCGTCACCACGAAGCACACCTGATTGCAAGGCTTGGGTGAACTGGGTAATTGCTGCATCAGCTGCAGCTGCCGATCCACCACCAGTCTGAATGGCCATATTAATCGTTTTGACCAGATCAAGACTTTGCTGTTGGGTCATCCCCATCTGCTTACCAGTATCATTCACTTTCGTGAATAGGCCCGCAGTAGCATCAAGGCTTGAATTAGTCATCAATGCGACTTGGTGCACACCAGCCATGGCTTGCTGAAAATTACCACCATCACTGGTTGCAATGTTGATTCGAGCTGAAAGGTTGGTATAGGAATCCGCGGCCTCTGCTAACTCACGAAGGCCTAAGCCAATACCAATACCACCCATAACCCCAATAAGGGCGGTAAATCCGGTTTTTAGTACCCCTATTCCCTTCTGCGCCGTCTGAGATGCTGTATCTGTTTCTTTTAGACTTGTATTTGCCTTACCTACTTCTGCCTGAAATCCGCTAAAAGCCTGATCTGCTTGCTGAACTTCTTTTTCAAGTTGATCAACCTGGACTTGTGCTTTTTCAATATCTGCAGGTGAAGCTTTAGTTTTTGAAAACGCTTCAAGGTTTTGCTTGGCTTGAGCTAAATCCCCTTTAAGTTGGCCTAAAGCTTTTTCGGCTCTATTGCCAAAATCAGTAAAATTCCCTGCTGTAGATTTTGCGTTGTCACCAGCATCTTTGATAATGCCTGTAGCAGCATTTAGGGACTGGGTAAGCTTGTCTGCTAACTCACTGGTGCCTTTAGGAATAATATTTCCCATCTCTTTGGAAGCATCAGTAGTTGCTTGTTTTAAACGCTCTGATTCTTGCTTTATTGTGTTGAATACTGATTTAACTATATCTTCAGACTGCTTGATATTGCCAACAAAACCTTTAGTGTCGGCATCCATGACTAATTTGAATGTTAAATTTTTACCAGACATGCTGACCTCTAAATTTTAGGCAATAAAAAACCCGCCAAAGCGGGTATAGGTTAGGTATTAAAAAAGCACCCTAGGGTGCTTTTGATTTACGACACTTTTTTATCAGCATCATCTAATTCATCGAGAAAATTATTTACTTGCTGTCTGAATTCCATTGGTCGTGAAATATATGGAATTGGTGCATGTGAGCCACCCACCCCTTTAACTACAATAGACCCAAAATTAAGAATTCGCCCCAAGATGCCTTGATCGACCCCTAAACTTTCAACACGATTTACTTTTAATTCAATTGTATTTCTTCGAATTAATCCAGACTTAGCAATGATACGTCTATTTGTTAGAGCTAGCTCTGTTGTTAGAACATGTATAGCAGCTATCCCAATTAAAATTAGTCCGATAAACAAAGAAACTCCGCTCTTTGATCCCAGCGCAGATAAAATAAATAGCCCCCCGAACAACAAATACCAGAATTGAGATAACCATGTCACTTGTGCTTTGATAATGATTTTCTCATCTCTAGCCAAGTTCTCTTCAATATAACTTCCCATATGACCCCTTATAAGTATTGATTTAATATGGACATACTACTGTTTGCTTATTTCTTTATCAATCAGAAACCATTTCTTTCTTAAATGATTCGAAGCCTTTCTTATCAGATTGAGCCACACGTGCTGCAACGGCGTTATTGAAGATTCCCTGCTTGTACAGCTTGTTTGCTGCTTTAACGTAGCCTTGGAATGCACCGTAGGTCATTTCCATGATTTCGCTATGCTGGTGGCCCATAGATACCAGAAACTGGAATGAGTCGAACCAGGTGGAGTCATCTTTCTTTTTGATGCCGCGCCTTGGTTTTTCGTATTTGAAGTAAGCCTGGTTGATCAGAAGTACCGCTTTAAGCAGATCTTTAAAGCCCTGCTCATCAGCAGCAAGCTTTACCAGCGATTCATTATCCAAATCGGTAACACATGCCATGGTCGAAATCACCTGCACGCCATGAGCTTTAAATAGCCCTGTCAAAATCTCATCTGAATGATTTTGGTCTTTGATGAAGTTTTTCAAAACTTCAGCATGCATTGCCCAGGTGTCAAAGCCTTTCATCTGGATCTGGCGGACTTCGATGTCGTTTATTTTGATGCTTCGATTCGTTGCTAGGAAAAAATCATTCATGATGGAATCTCGAGATAAATTTTATGCATTAAAAAAGCACCTTAAGGTGCTTTCTATTAAAGATTTAGTCTAGTACTCGTCTATGCTGTGAAAATTACTAACATTTCGTTAATCAAATCTACAAAATAATTTCATCAGAAAAGCATTCTTACGCAAAACTAGATCCTTCTAACTCTAGCCTTGAATATCTTACATATCCCGACATAGCTGCTACATCCACGATTTAAATCATTCTCTACACTGAAATTAGGTCTTAGAAACGTAGAGGAAATTCAAATGAATAAGTATTCGAAAATTCTAATCTTAGCTTTAATGGGATTTACTGGTACCGTAGCTATCGCAGCTGACTCGATTCCAATAGAAGCCACTGCTGCAGCTGAAGCACAACAGGTTGCTTTAGAGTATGGAAATGAAAAAGATCAAAAATCTGAATCGTCTGGTGAATAAAAGAAAGCCCTTAATTAAAGGGCTTTTTAATTACTTCCAGCTTGGCGTACAAGCACTCTTCCATGACAACTCAAATTGCTTTTGATCCGTCTGATTTTCTACAAGTACTATATCCTTTGAAAGCACAATAAAACGCTGGAAGGGAACATAATCACTATCTGCTTCTTTATAGCTTACCTCTCCACACTCTCCTATTTGATTGCGGAACTTTGCCGAATCAGGGTTGGGAATAAATTCTTTTGCTGTTTCCCTTGAAAATTTAAGCTGTTCTTCTTTTATTATTTCTAATTTAAGTGGCTGATCATCGCTTTCCCCTTGCTCACAGCCAGCTAATATAATCACAAAGAATAACCAACCTAAATTTTTCATAATTCCCCCTTTTCTTTCAAGGGCCACACTTTACATTAATTTTCGTATTTTTCTAATATTCAAAAAGTGTCTTTGTAAAGTTATGTTTATCTATTCCCGGTCTTTATCCAAATAAAAAACCACCCGAAGGTATTTTCTATTAATGACAGTGTCTGGTACCGGTTTCAGTTTCATTGTGAAAACCATTCTTATCAGTTCTTCCACCATGCGCAAAAGCTATTGTTGTAAAGCAAGCTACCAGGATCAGCAATATCAGTTTTTCATAATTGTTTCTGCTTTTTTATTGTTTAGAAGAGTTTTTATAACTTACTTTAAAAGGTTTTTAAACTAAAGCTAAAGCAAACCTCCCTAAGGAAGTTTGCTTTAAAGGCTTGTGTGTAAGTTATTTGAGAGTCCAATTACAGCTTTGTCCAATTATGTAAACAACCACAATCGCAGCAAAAATCAATAATGCAATCAAAAAAGCTTCTACTTTAGTAGGCATGCTAATTTCTCGAAATATCCAACACGCCGATCATATATATAAAATATAAATTATGATACTAAATAAGGAAAAATATCCTTAAATATGAATAAAATAATTGTTTAAAATAATTTTTATAAATAGTCAATTTCTATATTTAAACAGGCACAAAAAAAGACGCTAATGCGCCGTGGATTTCTTTGTGCCTGTATGGTTTATGGGTTTATGCAGCTACGCTAAAACGCTCAATATGACCAAATACACTTAGCTCTTCATCATTAGCTTTAGAGATATCTGCCAGTGCTTCACCTTCAATTGAATAAGATCCGAAGTCCTCATGAATTAGATCAAACTCGGTATCTGGCGAAAATTCGACGCGCCATAAAGTTAAGATCACCTTATCGCCTGTAACAGTATCAATGCCTTTAAACAGCAAGCGATATTCATTACCTAGGTTAGTTGCAATTGTAGTACGTGTCTTAGCACCGGCTTTGGCAGAAAACTTAACTGAACCAACAATAGCTTCATTAAAAATGACTGTGCCGTAAACTGCATCCAGTACATATTTATCTGAAGTAATGGCAACATCCGAGCTGTCTTTAAAATCCACTTCACTTAAATTACGATGTCCTAAATCAATCATGGCGCCA